AGATTTAACCGAAGACGATAACGGGGACAGTATAGCAGCATCCGGTACTTTTTCTGGGAACTTTAGTAGCTGGGTAAGTCGGTCAAGAGATCCGACAGCGGAACTGCCTCCGCCCACTACGCCACCCGTATGGAATTGCTTCATCGAAAGCTGGGTACCCCGTTCGCCAACTGCTTGTCCCGCAATAGCACCAATATTAGTGCCTAATTTAGGGAGCTGGCCGTCTTCGTAGACCCCGTAACAGGTCCCGCATAGACCTTTTGCCTGTTCGCATTTAAGAGTGCTTCTAACTACAACCCGGGAAATCTTGGCAGCTTTCATTTCTCCGACCAGCGATCCTGTGATTAGTGTCCCGGAAGGGAGGGTTCTACTCCCAATTTTTACTGGCTTTGCAGTGAACCTATCTATTACGTCAGAATCGGTAACATCCAAAGCAATGCCTTTATTTGTTCCGCAATCGTCGGCAGTGATGATGTATGGTAGTACAGTACTCATAATTTGTTTACTAAGTGCCCCCGGTCGAGACACGGACTGCACTTTTTCTATAAGTCCTTTTCGGGCACCAGAAGAGGCCACCCAATAACTTGAGGTGTCTATTCCTTCTGAATAGGACCGCGTTACTGGAACGGGAATGATTTCGTCATTTGCATTTTGGAGCAGCATCGGAGCAAGAATAAGTTGTTGCAACTGTACCCAACTAGGCTTAATTCCTGCAGAATGCATTACCCATAAAGCATTTCCTTTCTTCTCTAAATGTTTTTTAGCTTCGTTGGACATGTCTTTAGTTGCTTTAGTATAAATTCTTATGATTTCTTTATCTCGGTTGTCTTTGGTGATCCCGTCTGGTAGAGCGGCCACAGACGCCTCGGCGACCTTCAAATGTCTTTGTCTTAGATCTTTCAAGGCTACAAAGTCTTCGCCCTTAAATGAGAAGCCTATGTTGTAAGCGTGGGAAAATCCCAGGTCTTTAATACGGTCTGCTGTAGGCTGAAAGCTTGCCGGAGTAGTTATGGCCACAGACCTTAGTACCTCTTGCAAGTTATCCTTTCCCATCACCAAAGATTTGTCAGTTAGGTATTCGAGTTTTTGAACTTTCTTTGGTAAAGCATTATAAAAAGCAATTCTTCCTGCAGTAGTCTTTATCCCCCCGACGCTAACAACGTCTGTCATATTTATATCACCCTTTTTGGCGGCAGCCATAACTGATTTGTGGTCTGTGAATGACTTTTTTGAGTCTTTACCCATCTGGGTAAGCAGGTAGAGCCCTAGCTGGCCCTCCAAGGTTGGTTGGTACATCACCCTACCACTTGCCGGGTTAAATAGATTTTTGGAGGGCATAAGCCGGTAAGCCTCGTCAACTGCTTCTTGGGATATCGGGACGAAAACTGCCATCGCATCCCCGTCAAAATCCGCGTTGAACCCCCCGGTCACCAGCGGGTGTATGTGTAGCGACTTGCCCTCAGTCAGTTTAACTTTGAAAGCCAAAATTCCGAATTTGTGTAGGACAGGGTCGCGTTTAAATAGCACCGGTCGTCGGCTAACCACAACATCTAACGCTTTATTGGCAAGAGCAGAGTTTTTATCAATCTCCTCACGGGCGGTTAGGGGGGTGTACCCCATGCTAACCAATTCTCTAACCACGAAAGGTTGATAAATTTTCATTGCGCCTTTACGTGGCATACCCAGTTCGTCTAGATGAAGGTCGAGGTTAGGCACGATAACCGATCTCATGGACAAATCCTGCTTCCTGTCTAGTATTTTTTCATGAAAGTAGCCATGTTTGGGAGATGTCTTTCCGGATATTACGGTGAGTATTCCGGGAGGCCTAAGTTGCCCGTCTAACGTATACTCAGGCTCTCGGGGAATCGTACCTGTCGCCATTAGGGCAACCAGCGCATCATACAGGTCAGCCCTGGGTTTTATAAGTTCCGATTCTGGCAGGACCCCTTGAGTCTCCTTTAGGCGCGAGTTGATTAATGCGACATCCCTGTACAGCATATTTAGACCATCAATGTTTAAGTCACCACCCTCCATGACGGAGATGGGCCTGAACACAGGGGGTAGTACAGGTAAATTCTCTAGAATATAAGCCTCCTTAGGACTTAGCTTTGTTCGCTTTAGCATTTCTAAGTATTTTACTTTTTTATTGAGTTTATCTAGTTTATTTTTCCTAGCCGAGCCTAGCTTTGACTTAGCTTCTGCTAGATCTTTGTTAACATCTATTCTGCTCAAAGCCGTAGTAATAGCGGTAGCAGATAGCGTCTGAGCTTCTGCCGCTGGAACCACTGCTCCGTCTTTGTCTAAGCCTAGCTCTCCTGCCATTATACCTTTGTATTCTTTTTCCTTTAGGCCTAACAATGATTGGATGGCTTTAGCAAACATAGGATTTGGTAAGCTGGAAGCTAATGCAATATGAGACCACTTGTCTCCTCCAGGCCCCCCCGTTATATCTTCATCGAATAATCCCCCTTTCTCAGGCTTTAGATCTTTTCCGCGGAGTACACGATTAGCTGCCAGTAATTCCCCGTTAGATAAGTTTAGGATCTCTTTATTAGTAAGTGGGGAAAGAATTAAGTCGTTACCCTCTTTTTCAACGTTTACCCCTAGCGCGTTCAGATACCCAATAAACTTGTGATACGCGAATGACGGCTTCGGAGCAGGTAAAAGATCTCCTGCTTGGATTGCTGTCCATACTTCATCCTGTGTTTTGTCACTTTTGTAAGTAAGTGCATCTCGAATATTAGCTGTAGCACCGTGGGACAGCATTGCGAATAGCCCCAGATTACCAAACTTTTGGGCACCCGCAGTTCCCCCACCCTTTGGAATCATGCTGGCATCGTAGTCGAAGCCGTACCCGTGGGCTCGGGCGGACATTTTTTTGTCTACCTGGTGGAGGTGTTTAAGTATGTACTGCTGGCCGACCATGACCTCGCCGAGACTTTTCCCAGTTTCTCCGTCGAACAACTCAGTTGTAGGACTAATATTGTATTTCTCTAGCTCCTCGGCCACTAGTTCTTGGTAGCCTTTTTCATATTCGTAAGGCTGGATATAGATACGCTTGGGGCCCTCTTTGGTCTGCACAGTTCTAAAATGGCCACTCACTTTTACGAGCTTATTCTCAGCAGAGGGCTCAAAATTATTTACAGCGTAGGGTTCTCCTATTTTTTTCGCGACTTCACCGAGTTGGGTTTCTAGAATCTGGCCCGGGTTGATACGGCCAGGGACACCCGAGGGGTTTAGAATAATTTGTACAGGATTACCTTCGTGGTCCTTCGGCATTTCCTCATCCGGTACTACAGCAGTGATAACACCTTTGTTACCGTGTCGACCGCTCAACTTATCTCCGATGTCGGCACGCTCCTCGGTTTTTATGTAGACAGTTATTTCTCTGCCATGCTTTACAACATCTACAACGGTGCCTGGATACCCCTTTTCCCACACAGTAGATTTATCTTTGAATGGCCTGATCAAAGACCTGTGTATGCCTTTAAGCATCAACTGTTCCTTGGAGGGCTCTGTTTTCTGTAGGACTGTCATAATAACGTCGCCAGGATTTACTTTCTGGCCTACTTTTATAACTCCGTCGTCGTCTAATTTTTTGGCATTTTTGTCAGTAACGACGCCTGGGTAGTTCGCTCGGAAACGGCGAAGGCCCACGCTCATATTTTTATCAATGTACGCTCTATTTTTGTGAAGATGCTCGCTAGTAAGTTTTTCAGCGGCGCTCTCTGAGATCACGATCCCATCCTCGAAAACGAGCCCCTTATATGGCAAGAAAGCTACACGTAAGTTTGTGCCCAAAGAGAGTACGCCGTTCTTAGTAAAAGAGGTATCTGCAACTACTTGGCCCTTTTTTACTTTATCCCCCACTTTGACTAAAGGTTCACTTGATATGAATGCCTTTTTCTCATTTAAAGGATAGTTGTCGTAAAGGGGTATCTTGTGAGTCTTTCCTGCGGAGTCTTTGATCTTAATCTCAGTTTTAGTCACGGCAGAGACTGTGCCAGATATTGGCTTGCCATCCATATCTTTGGAGGTGTGTGCTGTGAATTCACCTACTACACGTTCCCACGTTCTTGAGCCGTCACCTTCTCCGGTGTGCGTTTGTATTAATGGTTGCTCCCGGTCCTTTAGGACAATAGCTTGCTCTAGATGCCGCGTAGCCATCTCTGCCCTGTTTGCTTGGTCGGAGGGCAAAAAAGGTATCATGTTCGTTGTCAGGGAAAACATAGCCTTAGGGGACATCAGAATGTAGTCAACCTCGGAAGTTTTCCCAAGTCTCGGATCTCCCTCCTTCGGAGACGAAACAGTCACAAGTTTCGACTTAGGGAGGGGAGTACCTTTTCCTGGCGAACCGCCACTCCATCGGTATTGGTCCGGGAAGGCCATGATTGAGTTCGCTAATTCAACAGGGGTCCTCTGCACAATTTTTTTAGAATGAGTGTCGTAGACATCGATAGCAGCTTCCCTACCCTTTTTGGAAACCCCAAGACCCAAATGTAGAGTAATTCCGGTGCGCTCTCCCTCAGGAGTTGCTACAGGGTCCAAAAATCCAACATGGCTAGCATCAATAAGCTTTGCTTGTAGCGAGATAGCATTGGGGGTGCTGATACCCCCTGGGCCCAGAAGGGTCGTTCGCAGATGGCCGTTGATCATGTCCAATGGGTTTGCCTGCGTAGGCTGCTGGGATAGGTTTGTGGACGTAAAGAATGCCTTTACGGGTATGTTGAAGATATCTGAGGATACAATGCTGGACACTGTAGACTTTCTATCAATATTATTCTTTAATTTTCTATTAATCCTTAATTTGGAGTTGTCGATCCTCTCTGGGATAAAGTCTTCAACTGACCAAAGTTCCTTGAACTGTAACGCATCACGATTATCGACCTTGTCCGTACCTCTATGAACGTTTAGTAGTTTAGTGGATGCTGCCAGTAGGGAGTCCCCCGATACTTTATTATAGGGCTTCCCTAGAGTAATATTTGTAGTGTCCTCTCGTAGTTTGGTTTCCTCGTAGTAAGCCCTTACTATAGCTGCTGCCTCTACGTCGTCAGCGGGTGTAGCGCGACTATCTAGAGATTTAGCTAATTTAAGAAGAGTATTCCTTGACTTTTCTTTGGTACCTGTCGAAAAGACTTCTTTGCCCCAATGCTCCTCTATTTTTTCGTCACTTACCCCTAACGCTTTGAGAACAGGAAGTAGAGGAATATTAGACGTACCGTATTGCAACTTGAACGACTGCTTTGCAGGGTCAAAGTTAAGGCGGAATCCCCGTCCCTGGGCTAAGTTGAATTGGGTCTCTAACCCACCGTCCGCCCTTTTTCGGGTGTACACGCCAGACTTGAGACGCCACTGATTGTCTACCTGGTATTCATTACCATCTACGATGTAGCTGTATCTACGAGTTATATGAGGTAGATTAACTAACTTTACTTTGTTCTTACGATCAATAATTTTACCAGTAGCATTGTCAACTAACTCGAAGTCTCCGTAAACTCCTGTAGCCCATGTACGGCCGGTCATTTTAGCTTTGCGCTGGGTGGATATGTCGTCTATTTTTCTGTCGTCTGTTCCGTAGATTTTCTTCAGAACTAGTGTTTGTTTGGACCCTACGACAGGGAAAAAGCTTTTGATTGAATCCAGCGTCCCGTCTCTGAGCGCTTCCATAACGCCCTCTGGGTTAAGCAGGTGAGCCATAACAAAACTCCTAGTAGTAAATGGTATAAGAACAGTGCAGCAGATCTTCTCCGGCCTGCTGTAGAAAACCTAGAATCTAAAGGTTTTTTCATGTCATCCACGAAGCAATTAAGCTCAGATGTCAAGAAAGCTCTAGGTAGCTCTCGGAGTAAGTAAATGATAGGTCTTGCTTTAGCGTGCTTCTTCAGTGCATTCGGTGCAGCGGCAACACCCGCTGTGTTCGACTTTGTTGAGTACGCCAAGAGAATGCAAGACCGTTCCGAGGATAGATGATTAGGGGTCCTATATGTACTGCCACATAAAGGTCGGGAGTTGTTACTCTCCGACAAACTGCGGGGTTTGTACGTACTTTTTGGACGTCGTGGGCGCGAGCTGTTTGCTTGTTTGCGTCCGGTGCATAACAAAACATGATAAGGTGGCTTCATTCTACCAGTCTGGTCACTGTGACCGGTGTGATAAAGACTCCGCTGCATTGATTGCAGTTCAGAACTAATCATAATACTCGCACGAGCTTGCGATTCTTGAATAATTGAGGATAGGAGACTGTTGCTCCTAACCTTTTCCCATGCTCGTGCGCAAACCATTTTTAGCCCTCGTTTCCAGCTGTAACTTCGGGAAGCGGGTTCATGGCTCCCTGACCCGGCTTCATCTGGTTTAACATTTGATTAACTAGCATATAAAGTTCCGGGGATTGTTTCCTGATTACTGTGAGCGACTTATACCGATCAACTCTTTCCATAGTAGAAATTTCATCGGCAAGACCCTGGGCTTGTTGGTACACCGGGGTAAAGTTAGTATCTGGACCCGTCATTCTGACCTGGCTCTGGCCGCCCATAGCCTCAGGGGGTTCTTGCCCCATACCTTGCTGTTGCCCCATTCCTTGCGGTTGCTCCATACCTTGCTGTTGCCCCGGCTGGCCAACTTGTTGGTCTTGAGGCAACGGCTGGCCATCTGGGCCTACTTGGGGCTGGGGAAAGGCTTCATTCATCATCTCTTGCGCCTGTATCTGGTACCTAGTGGCGATAACTTGGCCTTCACCCTGAGCCTCAGACTGCGCCTTTGTGCCCTCCATTTGAAGCTTGTTGCTATGGTCCATTTCCTCTGTGACCAGAGATAACTCTGTATCGTAATCGTAGTCACGGGATTGCATGAAGGTTTGTTTACTCAACATTTGTTGTTGGACCAAGGCTGAGTCAAACTGCGCCCTCTGTAAGTCGTCTGCCATCTTAAATGGTTTAAACGACAATGACGGTTTTGGCAAAGATAGGAAAGTGCAGATCTGATCTCGTATAAACTCAACCAGGCGGAGCATATCCACTCTGTTGCCCATAAATTCATTTTCTAAGGCCCTCAGGTTAACGGAAGCACCCGAATACTGAGCCTCCCCGTAGAAGAACCCGGTAGGGACACCCATACCGGCAATAATTTGCTCGCTGTATATCCTGATTTCCTGGTGTAGTAGTAGGGCACGACCTTGACCACCAATAGCTTGGTAACCTACAGGTAAGGGCATAACGGGGATATAGTTAATGTCCCTGCGCCAACGCTTAATTTGACCGACTACCTCGCTCTGCCACTCCTTAAGATTGACGTGCTGGTACGGGTTACTCCCGTCTGTTGTTACTTGTGGGAATAGCACCCGCATGGGAACAATATGTTCCATAGACACAGCTTCTTGAGATTTCCTTAAAATCTGAAGGAAGAAAATGTCTTTAAGAACTGGCAAGATCAGGGGTGTGCCCCATCCAGAGTCAGATGGATCCCTCGATGCGGAAGGCCTACGGGAATGAAATATTTTCCCGCTGTCTATCTTTATGACCTTATTCTTCTTTACGGCATCTATGAACGCTTGCGGTATCGTTTCTACGACCTCAGGTTTACCTAAGACAATACTGTTTTTGAGTTGTTTGGGTATTTTGTAGTAGTACCTTATGTCCCCAGTTATCTCGTTGGATTTGATAATTATGTGCTTTGGATTCCATCTAATTAACCGTATTTTCTTCTGTGTCTTAAGAGGTTCATCTTTTACTTCAGCCGGTCCTGTAAACCCGCACTTCTTACAGTTTAGATTGAAAGTAAAATTCTTCCAAAGATAACTAGATGATGCCGCTGATTTAACCTCATTACAACCTCGACACTTCAACATTTTTTGGAGCGGGAATGATACAGACGTAAAGGAATTTCCGAACGTGTAGCGGTCCAGGTTAGTCTCGATGAGAAAGAGTCTCAAGTTTAACTGGTTCTCAAATAATTCCTTTAGAGCGTTGATTACCCCTGGGTTATCGTCATCATAACTCAGGTCAGTTATGGGGTACGCGGCCATCTTAGTTGTGACTGCATTTATGATAGGATTCGTAAGCTGGTAGTAGAGACACCAGTCAAAGGTCTCTTTGATAGTTTTGGGGAGGTAAGTAGATGCTATATCGAAGAATGGGCTCGGGTAGAAGTTTTCTAGACGACCCACCGATTCAGCTCTGGTGCTCTTTTTGTTTGAAGAGGGCATTAATTAATCTCCTAAAACCATTTCTATCTGATGAAGAAGTTGGGTTTGGTTGTATTTGACAAAATCAATTACAGAAGTTGACTTGAAAATTTGGATGTCTTCCTCCCTAGTCCCATCAAATGTTGGCTGGGCCTTTTTGTCCACACCAGCTTTTGTTTTCTTCTGCAGGTCAGAAGTAACAAACTTTGCTAGGTACTCATTACAAGCCTCTAAAGGAGGTGGGGCGTAGCATACTCCATCGTCTAGCAGAACCGACGCTATGTATCTATACACTTCGTCAGAAAATTTCTTGTCCCGTACGTGAGACATAGTTTCAACAGCGAACGCGCAGGCATGAGGAGTTGGTTTTTGTATCATGTCAAACTTAGGAAACATTCCGGACAAGCTCACAGTTACCTTTTCAAAAATATTCCAACGTTCATATGGACCGTCTACCAAATGGCACGTCTTAGTGGCCTGTATCTTATTCCGGTTCAGTTCAGAGACAGTGGTTCCGAACTCATGTTGTATCTCAGACCAACAAGTCTCAGGTTCCCATTCCAGGTAGTCTGTTCTAAACTGCCTTATAAGCAAAAGGTCTAGCAGTAGCGGATGAGATAGCTTGTGTGTAAAGGCAGACTTTTTAGTAAAGGGGCCACTATACTCAAGGTCGGTCATCTTTAGCCCTTAAAAATTGTGTCTAAAGCCTTCTTATGCGGGGTGGGGAGACTATTAAACACAGGTATCGGATCTAATTTTAGCTGTTCCGCAAATGAAGATCCAAATGAATCTTCAATACTTGAGTACCTCATTTCGATCATACTTGCAAGAGATTCATTAGTGGTGGGCTCCCCATTAATCTCTGTAGTTTCTGCGGAGGCCAGCTTGCTAATGGTAGTTCCGTATACCGACTCATAGGGGTCTGGAATAAACCTGCCATAATAATGAATGAGCTTATTCTCTAAATCAAATTGAGCCAGGTCAGACACGAGTGCGCTAGGTTCAACCGAAGACGACTTCACCAAGAGTGTCGTTAGCTCCTCTACAGCATCTCCCTCGACAAGAAGTTTTCTGGAGTCTAGGGCTATCTCCAAGTCGGAACCCAAAAGTTCGGATCCGTATGCTTGCATAGTCCCCAGGGGAAGTTCACTAGCTTCCTTTACTTGGAAAATTAACCTCTGCTTACCTCTTGGGCTACACTTGCTAAAAGCATCATGTACTATCTCTACCTCACCGGGCTTAAACCCGAACAACGCTTCGAGACTTTTCTCATCTGCAGCATCTGAGTAGCCAAGCTCAATAGAGGCAGTCTTGGTTAGTACTTCTGGTACAGAGAAACCAAAAGACTCTAGGGCCTCTTTAATTTTTACAGCTGCTGTCTTCTGTTGCTCTTCATCGAGTTGCTGGCCGAACTCCCCGAAGTAGACCGCAGACGCAACTGTGTTGCCAGCGTCGAAAATAGGATATCTGTAGTCTTGAACGTGGTCGCTTTGGAGCGTCAAAGCGTAGTCCTCACTATTCTTATTTACAACATCTCGGGCGTTAGAAGCCGTCTTGATTAAGGCTGGGACACCCCTTTCTGAGAAGGTCTTTCGCAAGAAGAGATCGTTATCGTCGTATCTATCTAAAATCATGTGTATTACCCCTTAACCTAAAGGCAAGTATTTTTGTTTTATTGGTATAAGAGAACTGGAAACCCTTATTTGTTAACTCCAACCAAAGGAACTCTCTGGACTTATTTAACTTTCTAGACATACCA